ATTTCTAGAAGCAATTTCATCGTCCACACCGATTACTTCTTTAAGGTCTTGTCTCCAATTTGAGAAACCTTCGCTTACACCATATCCCTTAAGTTTCTTTTTGCTAGACATTGCTTTTTTGATAGCATTGTCCTTTACGCCAGCATATTCATGTCTATCTGGTTCTTCTGTTCCATCACCATCTCTATCACCAACAGTATTTTTACCGCCACGTCCATACTTCTTTTCATATTTCTCACCAGCACCATAAGAAACTTTATTGGAACTAACCTCAACTGAAGAAATAGTTGGTTTTGCTCTCAGTGAAGAAATTTCACTGTATGGAACATTTCTACGGTCTGTTGTTCCATTCTTATAATTTATAGTTACAGTTACCATTCTTTCTGAAGATTCTTCAGAAACAGGCACTGATCCACCAGATTTAATTCCAAGTTTTTCTTTTGCCGCTTTAATTACATCTGCACCATAATTGGTTTTTGCAGAGCGCATTTGAAATGCTTTTTCTACAGGGATATTTTGCTTTCTTACTAAGTGACGAACATCATAAATGAATTGACGAACTTTTTTCTCAAATGAATCAGTATCCCCATCTCCATCAAGATCTGATGAGGAGGTTGATTTTTCTGGTGTTGATGCACCAGGTTTTCCCAATTGGGGTTTAAAAACTTCTTCAAGATATGATTTATGTAAATCAGTCGCAATATGAGAAAGCATTTTTCTATGTTCTTTTTACTTTATACTTATTTATGAATTTTTTTACATTAAAATTGTCGATCTTTTTAGCATTAGATACTGACATAACATATTTTCTAAAAGCATCCGTTCCCACTTCTCTTTGATTAGCAGGAACTCCAGATATATTTGTCCATTCCTTCACATCTTTAATCCAAGGTTTAAACATTACCTTATCTTCAGTAACACAGATAAGGTAATTAGTTCCCCTACGAATAATTTTTCCAACTAAACCAGTATTCAAATTTTCTACCCACTCACCCTCTTTGAATATTTCACCATTAATATATTTCTCCCGAAGTTCTTTTTCATATTCTTCACTAGTTTGATGTGAAGGTGGAACTAAAGGTGAGAGTTTAGATCGGTTTTGGGCAGGATCTCTTTTTCCAAGTTTTTGATTCTGATTAAAAAACTTTAGTTTAGTAGTGCCGCCATTAGTAAGTTCAGAATCTGCAACATACTCTCCAGTTTTACTATCATGATATCCACCATGACCATCAGGGATTAGTCTTCCTCCGCTAGGAAGACGAACTCTCTTCGCATTAAAGACAGCAAGATTCTTATTCTTGTCTACAAATTCAGACAAAGAATTATTTGCTTCTTGAATGAATTGAGAAAATTTTTTCATGTGTAGTTAGATATACTCATATTTATTTTTTATAAGATTTTAAAAAATAAAATCTCCTTTATAATTTATAATAAAAAAGAGGACAAAAAGTCCTCTTAAAAATTATTTAGTTTACAATAAATCAAATATCATTTTCTTTACGATTTTCAGACCTATAAACATCAAATGCTCCCTCGGGATAACGAGCACTTAGTTTTTCATAATTCATTTCCATAATTTCATCAAAATTAGTGTTAAGTGCCATACATGCTTGAGCAAGATACCAGCAAATGTCACCAAGTTCACGCTTCATGTGAAAAACATTTTCCTCATTGTATGATTTACCTTGAAGGATAATTTTTTTCACTACTTCAGTAAACTCACCTGCTTCTGCACTTATACCTAAAGCAGCAGTAATTAAACGAGGAACATCGGCATCATTATTTACTTCAAGTTCAGTAATGCGAGAAAGAAGTTGTGCAAGATCGCTACTTGCTGGACTTGTAGTTTGACGAACGAATTCGATGTACTTGTTAGAATCAATTTTTTGTTCCATATTAGAATTTAAATCCTCCAAATTTTTCTTTTAACGATGGTTTTTGACTTTCTTCGTAATCATACTCTTCTTCTTTGCTAGAGTCAAGTATATCTTTTTGAGCAGATTGTTCGACATCATACAATCTCATTTTTGCCCGATCAATCCCAATAACAAATCTTTTATGCATTGTTGGATCATTATATCGGTTCTTAAGTTGCTTGACCATTATTTGCCCAAGTTCTTCAAGTTCTTCCGTACTAATGAGAGCAAACATAAGGTCAGCAGTTGCAGGTAACCCAAATGATTCTGAGGTATCAGTTAATTCCACATCAGAATTTCCATAACCACTACGAGTTGTTTGAGTAGCACTAACAATTGGGACACTAAATTCTACAGCAAGACCACGAAGTTCTTCTGCAATCGCCTTAATATAGGAATAAGAATTAATGTTACTATTTCCCTTATATCGAGATGATGCACAAATATTCAAATAATCAATGAAGATAATATCGGGTTTGAATGATTTTTTAAGTGAAAGTTCATTCAACAACCCTTTAAAATGTCCAGCATGAGCAGAAGCAGTCGGATACTCTTTAATAATTAAAGTTCCTTGAGTTTTCTTTGCGATATTGTTTACCTTAGATTCAAATACAGATTTAGGTAAATCTGCAATATCTTTGATATTTACATTTAAGAGGTTTGCATCAATTCGTTCAGCAATTTTTTCTTCTGCCATTTCCAACGTAATGTACAGAACGTTCCGTCCTTGGAGCAAGACGGAGCTAGCAACGTGGCACATGAATAAAGACTTGCCGACGCCCGTACCAGCAAGAGCGATATTAAGAGTTTTGTTAGGGAGACCACCTTTCGTGATTTTATTAAAGTGTTCGAGATCAAATTCAATTTTATCCTCCGATTTATGATAAGATTCGTAACGTTGTTCATAGTCTAGTAAATAATCGTGACCTACATGATTATCAAAAGAAACTGCAAGAGCATCTTGAAGAATTGATGGGATTGCATCTCGATTTTTATCACCTTTCCCATCAGCAAGTTGGATAGATTCCATTAGTGCTAAGTAAATAGCACGATCACGACACCATTTTTCTGTGGTGTCGATTAACCAATTTTTTTCAGAGGAAACATCCTCCAAATTAGTAATAAGGTGTACAAGTTTTCTAAACTGTTCCTCATTTACATCATTTCTTTTTTCAACCTCAATACAAAGAACTTCTTTTGTTGGTAGATTATTATATTCAAGAACAAATTTAGAAATTTCTTCAAATACAATTTTTTGCTCTAGATCTTCAAAATATTCGTCCTTAATGAATGGTAAAACTTTTCTTAAATAGTCTTCATCGTGTATAAGGTTTCTAAGAATTAGAAACTCAATCTTTTCCATTAATTATTATGCTCCGTAACTAAAATTACCCTTAGCAATCACATCAAGTTGTTGCATTACTTCTTCAGTAAAATACTTTTCGGGATTTTTAAGAATTTCTTTGGCGTAAATTTTCTTACCATCCATTTCATAACGACCTGCTACATTCTTCCAGAGTCCACCAAGTTCACCAAGTTCCAAAAGACCATAGTAACGATCAAGGCCGCGCTCATCATAATAAAGACGGACTTCCACATCTTGATTCTCCTTACTTAAACGCGATTTATGAGTCTTTGCTTTGATAATATTTCCAATGACTTCTGTTCCATCTTTCTCTTTCTTTTTACTGAGATATATGATAGTAGAAGCGGCGTACTTAAGACCACTACCACCACCCATTTCCTTTGTAGGAACATATGCACCAATAACATCATAAGTGTGATTAGTAACTAACATTGGAATTTTTGCCTGACCCAGTTTGAGAGTCAACATACGGAAGGCACCTTTAATCAGTTGAGATTTAGTCATGTCCCGAACTTCTTTATCATTCAGAGCATCATTAATCTCTTTACTAGTTGAAAGCATACCCAGAGAGTCTAGCACAAACATACAAGGACTGCGTTCTCCTTCAGGTTTTTTCATATAAAGGTCAACTGCTTTAAGTGCCTTAGTGCGGAACTCTTCTACGGTGACAACATTAACCACGACAAGCCTTGATGTGTCGATGCCGCGACTCTCCAAGAGAGATTTTGTAATGGCAGCTTCAGTATCAAAATACAGACAATATCCAGTAGGATTATTATCAAGAAAATTCTTAACCACGGCGAGAGAAAAGAAAGTCTTTCCAGTAGAACTTTCACCTGCGATTGCAGTAATCTTATTGCCAGATACACCACCAAATATACTGCCGGATACAAGAGCATTAAAAATGTACGAACCTGTGTCCACAAAAGTTTCGGTCTCATCAATCTCTGAAGCAAGTTGGGTGTATTCTCCACCAATTTCTTTTACAATATCTTTAAGAAAATCCATAATTACTTTTTATGTTCTTTGTATTTTAAATTAAATTTATAACTCCATAGTTTACCATAGAGTTGATTATTTTTGTTTTTAACCAACTCTATAATATACTCTAATTCTTTTTCCGTGATTGGCAATTCCATTATAGTATCAAACAAAGAAAGAATCAAGTGTTGTTTGTTTTTCGGAATTCCACCCAATAGCATTTAAAATTGTTTTAAGTGGTTCAAGAAATCCCTTTTCAAATTGAGTATCATAATCAACATAAGAATTTAATTTAAGTTCTTTTGGAAAATCTTGAATAAATGAAATCACATTTTCATAAATTGGATTTGGTTTTTTTAAATAACAAAATTTAATTTTTTCACCATTTTGAATAAGTGAATATTTTTTTGTAAGCTTCTTTTCTTTAATATGATGATTAAAAAGAAGTGCTCCACGAACTGCAATTGGAGTTCCTTTTTCATAAATGGAACTTGAGGACTTATATTTTACGACATCATTTACAGATCTTGGGAATGAAACTTCCTCTGGAGAAAATTTGTGAAAATCAATTCTGCATTTTTCAATAAACTTAATGATATCATCTTCAGTTCCACTCATCATCAATTTAAGAGCATCTTTAATCATCTTGCGACAAGGAGCGGGAGTAGAAGATTTAACTGCTTCGATTCCCATAATTTTAAGTTTTGGTTCAGTATAACGAACTCCTTCACTATCCCAGACATTCATAATATAACGCTTTTTGGCAGTCCAGATTCCACGGTCAGCAATATTCTCTCGCTTCATTTGCATCTTCTGCTCATAGGCATTCATATATTCCGCCAATTCTTGGTAGCAACCTTCAATATACTTTTCAAGTTCCACCTTAGCGATCTTATCAAGGAACGAGACAATGCTTTCAGTAGTTTTCTCTCTTCCCTTGTATACAGTTTCAACCAAAGGACCCATATGAAGATAAATGGAATCAGTATCAGAAGCAATGACATAATCAACATCCTGTGTCTTTAGAACCTTATTCATATACTTATTGAGTTTTCCCTCAATCCACCGAATAGCAACTTGTCCAGAAAGAGTAATTGCTTCAGCATTCTCAAGTTTGTAATAACGAAAATAGTTGTTACCAATAGCACCATAAGCAGAGTTTAGAGAAATTTTCTTTGCCATTTGGATGTTATTGCAGCGGGCAATTTCTTTTTCTAACTCTTTAGTCTTTTTCTTTTCGTATTGTTTCTTTGCTTCAATCATCTTCTCTTTAAAGATGACTCGCTCATTATACATTTTTTCCATCAGTTCAGGAAGGATTCCACGAACATCTTTTCGATACATTGCCCCATTAGGACATACTGCATAATCAGAATACATATCAAATGTAACTTCTTGATTGAGAATTTTATCTACAGATACATTTGGGCATCTTTCTTCTAAGAGTGTTTCTGGGGACACATTGAACTGCATAATCAAATGGGGATATAGACTATTCAAGTCAAAGTTTACAATCCAATCATAAACCCCAGGAATAGGTTCTTTTACATAAGCACCAGCATACTTATCATTTTTTTCTGTTCTATCTTTAGGTGGAATAACAATGTTTCTTTTCTTCAAATAATTGTAAATAATATTATCCCACATGCGAACTTGAAAGAATACATCACCGTAATTTACTTTGGCATCATATGCCATAGTAATAGCAAGTTCAATCAATTTCATTTTATCTTCTAGACGATCAACAAGTTCTACGTCAACTATGTTGTACTCTACAAACTTTTGCCAACCTTTGGTATAAAAATCCTTGAAGGTATCAAATTCAGAGTGATCAAGTTTTTTTTGTCCTAGTTCTACTTCTGCAATATAATCAAGGCGATATGATTCTTGTGCTTTATATGTAAACTTCTTATAGAGATCCAAGTAATCCAATTGAGTAACACCGCCAACATCCATACAAATTTGTTGGCGGTTATTTATCCAGACTTCCTCTTGCGAAACCAATCCCCAAGGTGAAAAACTTTTTGCTCTTTTTTCACCAAGGACTTTTGAAAGACGACCGCAAATATATGGGATATCGAAGAACTGAATATTCCATCCAGTAACAACCTCAGGCATATTATTATCCCAATAATAAAGAAATGCATTTAATAATGCATATTCAGAATCGCATTG